GGAGAAGCCCCGACCCTTCCTGTTTCTTTTTACCCCGAAACCGAGTCAAAAATACATGATCAAGACTAAATGGTTCAGTTCGGCTCAAAATGGCTGAGAACGGCTCTCAAAGGCTTGAATCGGGCAGGGTAGGGGTAACAGAGCCTCGTATTCGCTCCAAACCCTTAGATTTACCTTCACGCGGTCAAGAAATGATTGACTTCTGCAAAGAAATTGGTCATCCCTTGCTTAAATGGCAAGAACTCCTGGCTATTGAAACGCTGAAATACAAACCCGATGGTCGTTGGGCGCACCCGATTGTTGGGGTCATGATTGCCCGTCAGAATGGCAAGTCAACCTTTATGGCGCTTCGCATCCTGTTTGGAATCTATAAACTCGATGAAAAAATGCACCTGGCAACTGCTCACAAACTGACAACTTCGGCAGAAATCTTTTTTAAGGTGGGTCAAATGATTGAGGACTCGCCAATTTTGCAGGCTAACTTTGCTAAGAAGTACGAGTCCAAAGGATCGCAGGAGATTCGGTTCGTCAATGGTGCGCGTTACCTAATCCGAGCAGGTAATTCTGCAGCTCGAGGAATTGCTGCTCCCGATGTCATTCACATTGATGAGTTGCGCGAATTTACCGATGAGGAAATTTGGTCATCGATGCGCTTTACTCAAATGAGTAATAAGAATCCGCAGGCAATCGTTTATTCCAATGCGGGACATGCTCAATCGGTGTTGTTGTTGAAATTAAGGGAACGCGGCATTGCAGCTTCTCGAGGTTCTGAGGATTCTATTGGTTGGTTTGAGTGGTCAGCAGAACAAGACAAGCCAATTAACGACATCGAAGGTTGGTATCAGGCAAATCCATCTTTGGGCTACACAATCCATGAGGACAACATCAGAGATTCGCTATCGGACCGCGAGGACATTTTCAGAACAGAAGTTTTGTGTCAATTCGTTGACATGATCAATCCAGTCATCATCCCTAGCGAGTGGGCAAAGTGCAAGGACGAGAAAGTCAAACTCGATGTCGAAAAGGACACCTGGTTTGCCATCGATCTCAGTCCTGATCGTCAGCATGCAGCTCTCGTTGCAGGTCAAAGGCTTGGCAAAGATAAATTTATGGTTTCCTTACTTCAAACTTGGTACAACCCAATTAACCTGGATGACAAATTGCTTGCAAACGATGTCGCTACATGGGTGCGCAAGTATCCCGTCAACACAGTGGCGTTTAGCAAGTCAACCGCAGCAGCCGTTGCCGCTAGGTTGCAACCTGCAGGAATTCCAGTCCATGAAATCTCGGGGATTGAGTATCAACAGAGTTGCGATGAGTTTGTTTCGGCTATTTCCTCAAATCGTTTGGTTCACAAAGGGCAAGAGGAACTTGACAAACAAGTTTTGTCTGCCGTCAAACTTCAAAGAGGTGATGGTGGTTGGGTCATGGGTCGATTGAAGTCAGGCATCGTTTGCGGAGGAGTCGCAGCTTCAATGGTGACTCACTTTGCGACACGGGCAGAAACGGAAGTTGACATTCAAGTGGGTTGACAAAGTGCTATAATTTGTCTAATGGGAATCCGCGATTTTTTCTTATCCAGCACATCAGTTGAGCCAATCACAGTTGATGCTGCTGCTACTCCAGCGCCTTTCAATAATACTTCATCAGTAAATGGATTTTTTAATTACTCATCAACTGCAACTCGCACTCAAGCAATGGCAGTGCCAACAATCGCACGCGCTCGAGGAATTTTATGTTCAACAGTTGCAAGTTTGCCAATGGAGCAATACTCAAAACTTAATGGAGCGCATTTACCAACTCCAGCAGTAATCAATCAACCTGATCCTCGCGTTCCAGGTTCTGCAATTTACGCATGGGTTGCTGAGGACTTGTTATTCATGGGCGTTGCTTATGGTCAAGTTCTTGAGCAGTATGGTGACACAGGACGAGTTCGCGCATGGACTCGAATTGCTCCTGATCGTGTAACTCCTCGACTCAATGCAAATTCTACAGAAATTATTGGTTATCAAGTTGATGGAACTATTGTTCCAAATCAAGGCATTGGTTCTCTAATTGTATTTTATGGTTTAGATGAGGGAATTCTTAATCGCGCAGGTCGCACAATTCGTGCGGCACATGCTTTGGAACAAGCTGCAGAAACATTTGCAAAAGAGCCTGTTCCATTGCAAGTTTTGAAATCAAACGGAACAAACTTGCCAGCAGAGCGCATTGCGAAACTGCTTGAGGCATGGCGTGCAGCTAGAACAAACAAATCAACGGCTTTTCTTAATGCAGATGTTGAATTGCAAGCGTTGGGCATCGATCCAGCGAAACTCCAACTCAATGAGGCTCGACAGTATGTCGCATTGGAATTGGCTCGCGCTTGCAACCTTCCTGCTTACTTCGTTAGTGCTGAAACAACAAGCATGACTTACTCAAACACAACATCAGAGCGCAGAGGCTTGATTGACTTCTCACTTCGTCCAATTCTCAGCGCCATTGAACAACGCCTCAGCATGCCTGATTTTGTAAGTTCAACAACAGAAATTCGTTTTTCACTTGATGACTTCCTTCGCGGAAATGCGTTGGAGCGTGCTCAGGTTTATCAGATTCTTAACACAATCGGCGCAATGTCAGTCGAACAAATTCGCGAGGAAGAGGATTTAATTGACAATGGAGAAAGAGCATAAGATGAAAATAACAATGCCAGTTACGCTGACCGCATCCGATGCAGAATCACGCATCATTGCAGGTCGAATCGTTCAATGGAATGAAACAGGTTCGACATCAGCAGGAAAAACAATGTTCTTAGAAAACTCAATCACTTTGGGCAAGGACACGAAACTTGTTCTTGAGCACCAACAAACAAAGCCAATCGGAAAACTTGTTGAATGGTCACAGGATTCAAGGGGCATAACTGCTTCGTTCAAAATCGCTAAAACAACCGCAGGAAACGATGCACTTGAGGAAGCAGCTACTGGACTTCGTTCAGATTTCTCAGTGGGAGTTCAAGTTGATTCTTGGGACAATGTTGAAGGCGTAATGGCAATTTCAGCATCATCTTTGGTTGAAGTTAGCCTCGTAACATCAGGCGCGATCCCTGGAGCAGAAGTTCAAAAGGTCGCTGCAGTAGAAACAGAGATTTCTGAGCCAACTCAGGAAAATACAAATCAAATCACAGAAGGAGAACAAGTGTCAGACACTACCGTTCCAAACGCTCCTGCCGCCGAAACGGTAGAAGCAGCACATGTTGAAGTGAAGGCTTCAACTGCTCCAGTTATGACAACAAAAGTTCGTCATGGCATTACAGGTCCAGGATCATTCCTAGAACATTCAGTTCGCGCACAACTCGGTGATGAAACTTCAAAATTATGGGTTGCAGCCGCATCTGATACAACAACAACTGAGGTTGCAGGTTTAACTCCAACTCGTCAGTTAACAACAATTTGGGATCCAAAGACAAACAACAATCGCCCATCAATCTCAGCAGTGCGAAATGCAGTGCTTCCTGATGCTGGAATGACTTTTGAAATCCCTCGCGTTAAGACTGCACCAACAGTTGCAGCAGCAGCGCAAAAGGGTGCTTTCTCAGACACACAACTCGAAATTGAGTATGTTTCTTGCACAGTTTCTAAGTACGCTGGCATGCAAAAATTCGATGTTGAAGTTCTTGATCGCACATCACCTGCTTTCTTTGATGAACTTGTTCGTCTTATGTCAGGTGCTTATGCAAAGGCAACAGATGAAGCAATGCTCACTGCAATTCAAGGTGGAACACTTGACGGAACTGCAATCACACTTCCATTTGATGGCGATGAGTTCTCAGGTTTCATCGCACGCGGTGCAGCTTCAATTTACGCAGCAACACAGCGTTTCGCAACAGGCGTAATCGTTTCTCCTACACAATGGGGCAACCTCATCGCACTTAACGATTCAAACAAGCGACCACTATTCAATGTTGCTGGCAATAGCCAAAACGGAATGGGTGTCACAGAGCCAGGTTCAGCAGTTGGTTCAGTTATGGGACTTCCAGTCTTTGTTGATCCATACGCAGGCACATCAGGCGATGACACAATCGTCATGGTTAACCGCGAAGCATTTACTTGGTATGAAGGTGCTGGTCCTCTACAACTTCGCACAAACATTGTGGGAACAGGTCAAGTTGAAGTTGGATACTACGGCTACGGCTCAGCAGTTACATTAACTGCAGGCGGCAGCTTCGGATTCAACAACGCTGCTTAATAACACACTAATCATGAGGGGGAGGTTGCTCCCGATCTCCCCCTCAGCCGTTTAACAGAGAGGAACACTAATGGCATCAATCGTCACAGTTGCAGAACTGCGTTCAATTCTTGGAGTTAGTGTTTCTCTCTATTCGGACAGTTACCTTACAGATGTCATTGACACTAGTGAAGCAGTAATTTTGCCTATGCTTAATAAGTACGCTACTGCCGTTGATAAAGTATCGCTGACAAGTAATGTCGCTACTTATCACACAACAAACATTCATGAATTTACAGAGGGACAATCGGTCGTTGTTACTGGTTGCGGTTCTCCTTTCAACGGAACATTCACTGTTCTTTCTGATCCTGAGGAATACACTTTTGATGTTTCAATCACCAATGCAGACATTCTTGAACGCAATGTCATCCCATCAGGACTTGGAACCCTTTCAGGTGCGTCAACTTATGTTGGTGTTAGCGCCGTTGAATCTGCCGTTTTGGCAGTTGCAGTTGAAGTGTTCCAATCCCGAATTGCTCCAGGTGGACAAATCGAAGGAATAGATTTCACATCAGTTTCACCTTATAGACTCGGGCGGTCACTATTCAACAGAGTTTCGGGGTTGCTCGGGCAGTACCTCGATGTTGAAACAATGGTGCAGTAATGCCTGCATCCACAATCCTTACCTCAGTTCGTGAGCCTTTGGCAACTGCACTTTCAGGAGTCGCAGCTAATGTTTATGCCTATGTTCCTGAGAATCCATCAGTCCCATTTTGCGTGACTGTTCCTGACTCACCTTATTTAGAATTACAAACAATCAATAAGACAACCCTTCACACAAAGATAAATCTTGTCATTTCAGTCGCGGTTGCTTACAACTCCAATCCAGCAAGCCTGGACAATTTGGAGCAGCTAATCATGAGCGTTCTCGCCGTCATCCCTGTTGGGTACACGATCGAGTCGGTTGAAAAACCAACAGTTACTCAAGTCGGTCCATCAAATGTTTTGGTGTCCGATGTCCGAGTTTCCACTTACTACACACAAACAACCTAAGGAAAATAAATGGCAACGACAGTAATTACAGGTCGCGACATTTCTTTGTCGTTCACAGGTGGAACAGACATCGAAGCGCAAGCGACATCAGCAATTCTCACAAAGACAAATGTTCGTGAAACTTATCAAACACTTGATGGCGAAGCGTACAAAACAGTTAATGTTGAAGGCACATTCGCACTTGAAATGCTCGCTGACTGGGGCAAGACAGATTCAGTTTGTGAGGCTCTTTGGGCAGCAGCAGAATCCGCTCCTGATACAGACATTACGATTTCATTGACCGCGGCTACAGGCGCAGTTTTCTCTTTTCCAATTAAGCCTGAATTTCCAACCGCAGGTGGCGCAGGAACTGATGCTCAAACAGTATCATTTACATTCAAAGTATCTAAGGGCGCAGTAACCGAAACCTTTAGTTAAAAAATAGAAACGGGAGCACAAAATGAAACTGCCAATTCTGATCGAGTTCAACTCAGGTGAGAAAGCAACTTATGTTGCACAACCTCCTGAATGGGCAAAGTGGGAAAAAGCAACAGGCAACACCATCGGCAAGGCTCAGGATTCCATTGGAATTTGGGACTTAATGTTTTTGGCTTACAACTCAATGAAGCGTGAGTCAGGTGGAAAGCCTGTAAAGAACTTTGAGGTATGGATGGAATCAGTTGCTGAGGTAACTGTTTTGGATGCAGACCCAAAAGTTTCGAGCCAGGAAGCATCAACCGAGTCCTAATCCAGTTAGCACTGGCAACAGGAATCCCGATGAGTGAATGGCAAACCGCAGAGGAAATTCTGACCGCGTTAGAAATACTTAAGGAGCAAGGAAATGGCAAAGGCTGAATTAGCATTTGACAAGACCGAACTTCGTGGCGTTTTTAAGGCGCTCAAGAACATGGATGAAGCTGCAACTGAGGAAGCAAGAAAGCAGTCAGGCGCTCTCTCAGAGTATGCACGCAAAGAGGTGATCGGCACTGCTAACGGTTTGCAATCTCAAGCCGTAGCAGGTCGCATCGCCGAAGGTGCAAGGGTTAAGAAATCATCAAAGATTGGTGAAATAACTTACGGTTTTGCATCTCAGAAATTTAGCGGTGGAGCAACTACCAAAGACATTTGGGGTGGCTCAGAGTTTGGTTCAAATAAATATAAGCAGTTTCCAGTTTGGTCGGGGCGTGAAGGTCGCGGTTCAAAAGGTTGGTTTATTTATCCAACACTACGCAGAATCCAACCTTACATTGTTAGTGAGTGGACTGCGGCATTTAGTCGCATCCTGAAAGAGTGGGGATAATGGCAACAGGTACTAGAGCATTAACCCTCAAACTCATTGCAGACATTGATGACTTTAATAAGAATCTCAACAAAGGCTCAACAGAGGTCGAAGGCTTCGGTGGCAAAATTGAGAAGTTTGGCAAGATGGCAGCAGCAGCATTTGCAGCAGCAGCAGTGGCAGCAGCAGCTTACGCAGGCAAACTCGCCATTGATGGAGTCAAGGCAGCCATCGAGGATGAAGCAGCGCAGGTTCGCCTTGCAGCAGCTCTCGAAAATGCAACAGGTGCAACTCGCGACCAAATCGCAGCAGTTGAACAACAAATCACAAAGACTGCACTTGCAACAGGTGTAGCAGACGATCAACTTCGTCCAGCATTGCAACGCCTAGCAGTTTCTACAGGTGACACAACAAAGGCTCAAGAACTTCTCAACCTTGCATTGGATGTCGCTCAGGCAACAGGTAAGCCACTTGAAACAGTGGCAAACGCATTAGGTAAAGCATATGATGGCAATACCGCATCACTTGGCAAACTAGGCATTGGTTTATCAGCAGCAGAACTCAAGACAATGAGTTTCACTGATGTTCAAAATCAACTATCGAATTTATTTGGTGGCGCTGCAGCAGCTAACGCGGAAACCTTCCAGGGTCGAATTGCTCGACTCAAGGTTGCCTTTGATGAAGCAAAAGAAACTATTGGCTACGCCTTGCTTCCAATCATTGAAAGATTAGTTTCATTTATTGTCAATCAGGTTGTTCCTAATTTTGAGAAGTTCGCTAGTGCGTTTGACCCAATCAAAAAAGCAATTATCGACAATAAGGAATCATTTCAAACATTGTTTGATTTTATTGGAGATTATGTCATTCCAATTTTGACAACTCTTGCAGGTGGAGCGCTTCGAGTTGTTGGTGAAGTGTTTGGCAAAATTATTAGCATTATCGGTGCAGCAATAGACAAGATTGCAGCATTTGTTGAGTCAGTCAAGAACATGGTCAATGCGGTTATCAGCGCTTACAATCGCCTCCCAACACCCGATATTGGCTTAATTGGTGCAGGTGGTGGTTTCGCAGGCGGTGGCGCTCCAGGAGCAATTAGCGGTGGAGGTAACGCAGGGATACTCGCTGCAGTTTCAGGACTGGCAACAGTAAGTTCAAGCATGGCAGGTTTGGCAGGCGGTGGAGGCGGTAGCGGTAAGGGTGCGACTGCAGCTAATAAAGCAGCTCTTGCAAGGCTCGAAGCCGATGCAGCAAAACTTGGTGACTTAGTAGATCAACTTATGGGCGTTCAAAAGGTTGACCCGTTTGGTTATGGCACATTTAGAATGGGCGAAGCAAAGTCATTGCAGCAATACAACATCACCGTCAATGGTGCAATCGATTCAGAATCTACTGCTCGACAAATCGTTGAGATTCTTAATGATTCAGCAGCTAGAGGAACGCTTGGCGCAGGAGCATTTGACCGATGACCGCATGGACTCCTGTTTGGCAGGTATCGATTGACGGGGGCACATTTACAACAGTCACCCTTGCCAATTTATCAGTAGCCTCAGGCAGAACAGACATCTATCAACAACCCGTTGCTGGCTATTGCACAGTTGAGTTAGTTAACACAAACGGGGCAGATTTCAGCATTGATGTCAATGATTCATTCACATTGCAGGTTAAGAACACTAGCGGAACATTCACTGCAATCTTTGGTGGCTATGTCACAGACATTGACCAATCGGTCAAGTCAAGCGGAGCATCAGCAATCGTTCAATCATTCAGAATTACTGCGCTCGGTGCATTGTCCAAACTTCCAAAGATTTTAACTAATGGCGTTTTGTCTAAGGATTTTGACGGTGATCAGATTTATTCAATCCTAGAGCCTGTATTTAGAAACTCATGGAATGAAGTTGCTCCTGCTTTAACTTGGGCTGCTTATACTCCTGCAACTGAAACATGGGCTAATGCTCAAAATGTCGGACTAGGCGAAATTGACCAACCTGGAGATTATGAACTGACTGCTCGATCATCGAGTGAAATTGATGTTTATTCCCTTATTTCAGGACTTGCAATTTCAGGACTCGGTTACATTTACGAGGATGCTCAAGGGCGCATTTGTTATGCCGATGCAACTCATCGCAGTCAATACCTTGCAGCTAATGGATACACCGAACTTTCAGCAAATCACGCCTTATCTAAAGGCATTGCTACATCACGCCGAATTGGTGACATCCGAAACAAGGTGAGCATCACTCACAAAGCAGGTTCAATTCATACTGCTCAAGATGACACTTCAATCGCTCTTTATGGTCAACAGGCTCAAAACATTCTTACATCGATTGAGAAAAATGCCGATGCTATTGCTCAGGCAAATTTCTATTTAGCCCTGAGAGCCAATCCGCAAAGCCTGTTCAAATCAATTACCTTTGAATTGACCAACCCTGAGTTAGATGATGCAGATCGTGATGCGCTTATCGGGGCATTTATGGGACTCCCGCTTTACATCACAGACTTGCCTGCAAATCTAGTAGGTGGCTCATTTGAAGGATTCGTCGAGGGCTGGTCATTCAATGCTGGATTCAACAAACTTTCAGTCACACTAAATTTGTCCCCTGTGGCGTTTAGTTTGCAATTTATGAAGTGGTCAGATGTTGGGGCTGCTGAAACATGGAACACACTTAACCCAACCCTCGAATGGATTGACGCTACAATAGTAGCCTGATAAAGGAGAAAAATGGCAAGCACTACCAACTATGGGTGGACTACACCCGATGACAGTAATTATGTAAAAGATGGAGCATCGGCAATCCGTACTCTTGGCTCTGCCATTGACTCCACACTCAAGACACAAATCGATGCACAGATTCCCGACTCATTACTTACAACAACTGGAGATGTTATCTATGCAAGCGGAGCATCTACACCTGCGCGTTTAGGTATTGGAACAAATGGGCAGGTTTTGGGTTCAAATGGAACTACTCCAGTTTGGACAAATGCAGTTGGAACAGATGCAGTTTTAACTGCTGAAA